TTATCTCGTCGAGTTTCAACGGTAACCCTAGCCCCCTGGTCAATGAACGCCGAGACGCATTGATCAGCCCAACATTCTCTCGTAGCCACTCAACACGAAGTTGAGACAAGCCGCGGCCACGAAAGTTTGGTGAAAAGCTTAGGAATCTTCCCTTCAACCCAAGTATGGCTTCTTGAGTCTTCTCGGGGAAGAAGGCTGTGGATCGAATAAAAGGCAACCCCACACATCCCACTCTACCGGAGTAGAACAGACAAGAATTGAGTGTGAAGCATCTTCGATCCACGAGCGTCTTTCCTTTACTTAGGACTAGGCCCGTCTTCTGCACGCCATTCATCCAGACATCGGCTTCCTCCCTGGTGGATCGGAAGACAATGTCGTCCCCGTTAATCCGGACGGGAACATCGCGTCTGACAAAATACTTGAAGCAGAGGTAATTTACCAGACACAACAGGGGGAACGACAGCAGATTGCCCATCATTTGCCCTCGTCTTTGCGGGAGAGGATCGGGCTCCTCTCGGCAGTTCAAAGAAAGACTCAGTGACTCGATCGCCATCAACCGAACCCCATTAGGAACCGATCTACATTGCTGTAGGATTAACCGGAGAATTTCCTTTTGGACGTTACTGTTGAGATTGTCAGTGGCGGATTCGTAATCCCCACTGACGAAAACCTCGCCAGCTACGGTACTGAAATCTTTGAACTTCTTGGCCTTCGCATCTCCTCGGAGAAGCCAAGAAAACTTGGACAAATGGTTGTACATGATGGTATGCAAAGGACGCAAAATTGACATATTACCGTCGGGAACGGTAACTATCCGATGCTTACCAGCCGTCTCGATCGCAACGGCACGAGATGGCTTGAGCTTGGGGAAGTAGGAACCCGTCAACACGGATTCAATGAACGACTCCCTTCCACAGAATATGGAGTCAGCTCCCTCAAGACCAAACATGCGACAACCTCCCCTAGACCTACTAACTTGCACACACGAGGACAACGTCAATGTTGAATTGATGGCACTTGTCTCGTATGCACCCTTATCCCATCCTTTTCGAAACAAGGACGGGACCTCAGACCTCACGAAATCGAGAAAATGCTGATCGGCATCCGGAGATGGATCAGACATTCGTGAAATGAATTCAGGGACTGAGGGAGCAGATGAGGGGAGAGTTTTACGGAACAGGAATAATGACATCCCGACCGAGAATCTCGCAGGACGAGATAGACGGCGAAGCGCAGGACGCCACGGGTGACTACAACGGCCAAGCAGTCCACTACAAAACTGCTTAACCGAGGCCAGACGTGCCTCACTCTCACCAGATTCATAAAGGTAAACGGGAACATCCAACTGCACGCCGAAGCGCGCAGAAAGAATCCCCACAAACCTAGCAAATCTAGATCGGTGAGTACAGGAGACCGTGCCAAACGCTGGAAGAGCGATTTGAC